TCAATGGTTGACATCATAGCGCCCATTGGCGTCATGCCCTCAGATACCAAAGACTTCATATTAGATTTAAGGTCAATACCTGCTTTATCAAAATCTTTTAACGTATCGGGTGACGTTATTTTTGCTAAAAAGTTTTTATAGTTATTTGCCGCTTCATCATTAGAT